CACCATCAGCTCGAGGCCACTAAAATCAGCCTCACAAATCAACCCGTTTTCAAATCTACTCACTACCGCAGCTCGAATTGGAAAGTCCTTTGATTTTGGTTGGTTCTGAAAGTTTGGATTGCTAGAAGACAACCTACCCGTGCGCGCGACAGTCTGATTAAAATTTGGGTGTAGGATGTTATTGTTTCGTGTCCAAACTTTGATACCATTGACGAAGGAATTTAGATAGGTATTTACAGCGTTTAAGCGAGATACTTTAGTTAAGAACTCTACCGCTACAGGTCTGTTCTTTTGTTCTGCTTGTTTTATTAAAGATTGGATTGTTACTTTATCAACCTTAAACCCGTTTATGCTTACATCCTGCGCATCTCTCGGCAGTAATCTTAGCCCTGCGGTTTGTCCAGTTGGCTTGTAGATCACGCCTTCTCCAACACATGTTCCACAGCGGGGTTGCTTTTTAAACGGTACCCCTGACTTTGTGAGTTTATATTGCCGACCAGATCCGTTACAAATTACACATTTTTGAACAACCGTCTTTTGTATAACTCGGGTGGTTTGTCTAACAACATCTTTAAAACGACTAGGTTTCATTCTGGGCTGATGTAATGGTTTACCATTCGCACCTATGCCTATGTTAAATAACTGTTTATGAAGATCTCTGTTTGTAACCTCTCTTGAATAAACTAACTTAGTCATATCCTGCCCAGAGCTCAAATTAATAGGTGTATCGCCCATCACAGATATCGATATTTGTTGAAGTCTATCCTCTAGCTCTTTCTTTTCATTTGAATAATCTTCCTCAACTTTGTTAAGCTTCTCTAGATCAATCTTAATGCCGTTTGTCTCTACCTCGACCAAGAAAAGCAGCATTTCGTTCATTAAATCAAAGATAGCTGTTAAACTATTGTTTTCTGGTAACTTTAAGTCATCGATCTGCTGTTTGTATATTTCATAACAACTTATGACATCTGCTTCACAATATTCGATCACTGTTTTTAGTGGCATTGCTTCATAGCCTACCCCAGATTTAAATAGGTCTTCGACGAGATCTGATTTCTTGAGTGCAACAGCACGCCTTATGGCCGTTTCTTTTAAGCTTAATGGCTTTATCTGTCCTCTGGCATAAATAAATTCACCCAGCATCGTGCAATGCACCTGGTCGGGCAGTTTAAAACCCATTTGAGTAAACCAGTTGTAATCAAATTTAGCATTGTGAGCTACAAAAACTCTGGCTCTGTCTAACGCAAATTGAAACTCGGCTGGATCATCTGTTTTATATTGGTCTTTGTGATAATAAACATCAGTTGTAATGTCTTTCGTTGTTACTTCCCACGCCGTGCCTATTGGTACAACGACATAGGAGACACAGACGCACTTATTTTGTGGATTGTGAGGGCTGCCATCGATTCTATGGCCTATTTTTTGGATCGTTGTTTCTGCGTCAACAATTATTGCGTACTCAATCTCCATAGCGGCTAATTTCTCCATAAAGCGTTACCGGTATTACACCATGCCAGCCCGTCAGTTTATTTTTAGCCACACTGAGATACCGCACCTGAGCCCCTTCATCCTCATCATCAAGATCTTGCTTCCCAATACCAATGATTAAATCAGCTTCAGCGCTCTTACCAATTTTTGAATTTTCCATCATCGTAAGATCTAAACGAGTTCGTCCAGCAGCGTCGGCGGAAGCTTGGGAGACTGCTATTACAGCACAATCATAACGCTTGGCGCTCTCCCTCATTCTGCGATACAGTTCTCGCAGCTTTTCATGAGTACCGTTAAAGTGTCCTTGTAATTGAACTTTATCAAGCTGATCAACGAACACGATGTCTAGGCCAAAGCGATCTTTTCGATGTTTGAGGTAGGCATCTACTTTGTCCATATCCCAGTCGGGCGTATCCATAAAAGATAGGCGCCCTTGTTTGCGTTCACGAAAAAGATCTCGAGCATGAGCTGGGTTAGCCTTAACTTGTTCGCGAGTAAGCCCAGTGCTCGCACTCGCAGCTCTTTGAACAGTTTTTCGAACCGCTTCTTCATTACCAAGTACCAGGACTTTTGCACCCTGGTCGATAAAACCATTTGGCGCGCAAATCATCGAAACGACCATCGCAGTTTTTCCAACATTGGGGGTTGCAAATAATATTGAAAAGTCGGAACGCCCAACACCATATATTTTTTTACTGAGAGAATTAATATTAAATTGAAATCTGTTCTCATTGCTATCAAACTTTTCTAACTCAACCAGATCATCAGTACACTCTTCACCAAATTCATCAGGCATATAACTATCTTTATGCCTATCAATTAAAGTCTGTAGCTCCCCCATCGCTGCGAGATCACCCTCAGACATCTTCAAACCAAGCGTGGCTATGTCATGCCCAATAGATTGCCTCCAGAGCCCCTCTATGGCGTCCTGAGAGACATCAGGACTCAGGTAATTAGCTTCATCTATACTATTAATTACGAACTCAATGCTTTGAGTTTCAGCAACCGTTGCTACTGGGTTTTTAAGTTTCCAGAGAGTTAACAGATCATCAACACTCAGATCGTGTTGATATTTATCATGACCTTCAACAATACACTCAAAGAGCTCCAATGTATCGTCGCTAAATAGTTTTCTGTTAAGTTTATCCCTGTTTTGCTCGTAAAAGTCGTTTGTAAGTAATGTTTTTATTATATTGTTTGTTAGCATCCTACCTCTACTATTCCTGCTTTTAGGATTAGTAGTAACATTAGTGTACACAAAAATAAAGCCCCAAATTTATTGAGGCTTTTACAACTTACAATGTATTAAGTTATTAACTGGTTCTTATTTTTAGATTTTTAAGATCTGGTTTAGCGTCACCACGCCTTTCTTTCATATCACAAGCGAAATAGGTTACCCTGTTGTTGCCACTCACCAAGCTTTCCATAGCAGTTTTAAGTTTTTTCTCTTCTTCTGCTGCATCAGCAAACCCACCAGGTAGTTCATAATCCACCAATATAAGCCCTCTGCATTTCATAGTAGTCTCTCCATAATTTTTTTGTCACATAAATTTTTTAAATCATCTTCTAAAAATACAAGGCGTGTCTTTACTTGATTTTGAAATAATTTTTTAATCTTCAAACCTTTTCTCGACGCATCCTTATCTAAGGCCACAATTAATTCATCATACTGAAATAACTGTAACCTCTGTTGAAGGCTTACATTAGTTCCAAGAAGAGCACAACCCTTTAGATTTTGTACGTTACTGGCAGCACAAGCACTTGCTATATCCTCTACTACAACAACCTTTTTACCGTCACCCACAGTCATTAACGTATCAATTTCACCAAATACTTTCCACTTTGGGTTTTGATTATGTAAAGAACGCCCAGTAGCTCCCGTCTTTTCTTTATTAAAAAACAAGATCCGGTCATCTTTTACACTGTACCGAATATATATTCTGTTTTCGAGTAACGCTTTTAAACAATTATTTTTTTTAAGATATTCATAAGCATCCTTATGTAGTAATGGATCGCTTAGGTGATCAGGTAATGGATTTCTAGTTTTCTTTATTATTGTATCTTTGTTACCATCAAGCCGCCGAATTATTGTACTTGTAGACATTTTACCAGCACTCGAACCGCGTGTAGCACATTTTGCTTTGTAGCAATTCCAAACTTTTTTTCCGTTAGATAATGAAATAGTGAAGGTGTTCTTACCGCCACAAAACGGACAATCCATCCGTTTTGTTTCATCTTCAATTACTCGAATAGGCTTAATAATTTCGAGTTGATCTTTGTAGTTAAGCATTTACTACTATTATTGTATTATCTTGCTCACATGTTCGAGTGATGTATAATCTCTTATCATTTTTATCAATGTAAACAGTATTACCATTTTCGCGAACATCTTCAGCGGCATCTAAAAGAGCGTTACCAAGTTCCAGTGCCTGTTTTGTATTCATTGTAAACATAATTACCCCTTTATACTCTATAGTTTAAAAATATACGAATTTAGATGGCTAATCATCTATGCATATTTTTAATTTGATGGCTTTTTCTCAAACGAGATTTTGGAGTCGTGAAAACCAATAGTTATTTTTTTACTATTTTGTCGTAAAATTTTTGAAAGCATAATTTTAATTTATGGTATTTAAACTCACATTAAAAGTACTTTAACTGAGGTTTCAAACCTCACTTAGTGAGGTCAAACCAGTTGTTTTTGTTATAATTGTCACCGGCCGGAAGATATTTCAAAAAACTTTTAAAGGTTTGTAAATGATCCATTTTTTGTTCTGTGTGAAACATTGCTTCTGTCTGTAAACGCTTAACATATCCACGCATAGTTATGTTTGTTGCACAATACCAATACCCTCTATCAACCTTAGTCTTGTGTGCATATCCAGAATCAGTTGCTTCTTCAAAAATACTTCTTACGGCAGTTTCACTCAAACCATAATCCTCAGATACTGAGGTTACAGACAACAGTTTTTGTTGTACTGTTGCTTGGCAGAGAAGCATCCATATAATATATTTTGGGTAAGTGGATCTAAAATAATAAGCTACGCCATATTGATCTTCCTTTGCCATACGTTGCTTCATTCGTAATAACTCATACTCAAGTTCAGACTCTAAATGATTTAAAGTCGCATGAGCTGCAAAAGTGACTGGAGGAATTACGCCATCTACTTTAAGCGCTTGTACAATATCGTCGTTTACGTTCGTCCAATGCTGCGGATTAATGTCGTGGAAGTCGAAAGTTTTATTTAAATCTTTATCCCAATTTTTTATCTCGGAATTATCTTTTGTCATTACTGCCTACCTTTCAATATCTTTAAGTACCCATCTTTTAATTTCTGTTCTCACGCCTATTGAATTTACGCGAGAAAAAGTGTCCAAAACAGGAATTTTACGGCCAGTTACAAAACTTGCCCACTCTTCAGCGACATCAAACAATGCCTCTAATAATTCACTGCGCGCGTAAGCACGCCTTACCGAATTCCCTACACGGTGATCTAAAAACATTTCGCTGATGTCCTCAGCAGCCGAGCCAATATCCTGGCAGAAAGTCTTAAAGCTAGTACGAAAACCATGAACTGTACAACCCATTGGTCTAACAAGCTTCAAAACAGCCGTGCTACTGAGAGGTTCATAATTAAATGAACCCCGTTTTGGATCACCAGGAAATAGTAAATTGGTACCCCTTACCTGTTGATCACTTGCAAGCTGAATGACTCTCTCAGCTTCAGCACTCAAAGGAGTTGTAAAATCTTTGACCTTACCTAGTTTTCCTTTGACCCGCTCCTTGGGTACCATCCAAACAGTCCCAAATTCATCATCCTTAATGAACTCGTCAAAACGAGCCCCTCGAACACCTTCACTTCGCACTGCTGTGAGTATCGATAATCTACAAGAAAGCCAGCTCTTCGGTATTTTTGTATTTTTATTATCATTTCGACATAGCTCCTGATAAAACGCCGGAACGTCCTGCCAACGCATGGCTGCTAAATGCTCTGGCGTGTGAACAACCTTTGGCAAAAGATTTTTAGTTTTCTGCATTAAATTATAATCAAAATCATATTCAGCCGCTTGAGCATATTTAAAAATACGATTTAAACGATCAACAATT